AATTTCACCCCCTCAATATCTGGAAAACTCCAAAGAAACCACCGAGACCAAAACCCTGCACTCTCAATACCACTCTTATTCCAATTTTCCTTGGAACTTCTAGTCACATTCAACATTAGAGTGTGCACCTTGGCTGGGATTTTTTGTATCATAGTATTTTTTGGTATTTTACCACCGTGTCTTGATACATATGAACGCATACGTAAAGGATTCTTGTGTTTGGTGTAGTCGGAATACCCACTGGCACCAAAATCAACAGTCCTGCCGTTTTCGAGTGTAGCCCGGAACTTTTTTTTACGGTCTGGGCTTTTAGTAATAACTACGCGCATACTTAGTATTTACAAATATAATTTAGTTACCGCAGCCACACCCACTGGTGCAGTAGGTCTCCTTGGTGGGGGGGAAGATGTCGCGCTCGGGTCCACGTTTGACACGGTACATGTGATCGTACGCGTGGAGGGAGCCAATGGCGACCATCATCGTGAGGAGCACAGGCCTGTTCATCTTGCGAACGGAGAAACCATAAAGAGCCACAAGTGCGATCAGAACAAACTGAACAATGGTCAATGTGGGCATCATGGGCATCTTGAAGCGCTTGAGAAGCGAATCAGTCTTAGGGGTGGGCTCAGGGGTGGCGGTTACCATCGCTTCTTGCTTGTATCCGGGCATTTTTATTATCTACTGAGAAAATAATGTGGTCTCTCCTGTTGGTGCCAGGTGTAATGATTCTCGTGGATTATCTAAAAATGCCTATAGATACCTTGTATTTTACAAAGGTTGGGAGACCTCTACTTGGTATCGCAAATACGTTCAGAGATGTCATACATGGTACATCAAATCATTGTGTAAAGAATTATCCGGGACTTTTTCTGCTTAGAATGCACTACAGTAAGATACGTGAGGAGTTTAACAGGGTGTCACCAACTCTCGATAAGAAGTATTACCATGATATCGATCCCTGGTTTGAAAAGAATGACAATTATTACTTCTATAAAATTCAACACTTTCCACTACTTAACAGTCTAGTTAAGCAGATCAAGTGTGTAGACACAGCTGTAGCGGCATTTGCTGTGATAGATGGGCCGATGACAATACCACCCCATCGAGCAGAGTCTAACAAATTACTGAGATATCAACTTACTATACAGGGTGATGGTGATTGCACACTGTATACAGAGGGTGGTAGATACACACAAACCGGGGGTGAAGACTTTCTATTCGATCATTCAAGATATCACGAACTAGAAAAGAACGGTACAGGGAGGAGAGTTTTACTTATCCTCGATATTCATAGATGATCTCGACACACTGCTTCATACATATCACTCCCACCAATGAGCTCTAAACGTTGGTCATCCACGATACGTTTGGTGAATGGACCAGATACACCGTTATTACAATGCATACAGAGAGCTGAAAGTTTAGTGACTTCACAGGCGAGTGGGATACAGTCTATGAGTTCCCCAAACTTTTGCTGAAACGAGTCGGCATCGAGACCCGCCAAGATGACCGATTTATTCACAAGTAGGCAACACTCCACAAACCTTCTCAATTTGGGGAAGAATTGTGCCTCATCTATTGCTATAACGTCAGCCTCGTCGAATTCAACCTGTTTCAAAACTTCGAAAATATCATACACTTTTAGACAATTAAATTTTACATTATCGTGGGTCTTCAATACCTCATCGGGGGACCGTGTATCTTTCGCAGAATTGACAACCAGTATATTTTTACCTATAACCTTGAGACGTTTGAGCCTACGTATAAGTTCAGAGGTCTTACCTGAAAACATATTTCCCATAATAATTGACAACCCCATTCCCTCTGATTATTATAATATTGTATTTTTTATATGGGAAATGTCCACAAAGCCATGTATGGTGGGCATAGGGGGTATTACAACAAGATGTCCGGGTGCGTGAAATTCGATGGTATCGTGTTCATGAGTATATCAGAGGCTATAACGCATCTCAATCAGCTAAGCGAACATATACAGGTCGTTCTGTCCGAATGATTGAGAGCCCAATTTGTAAAATTCTACGGGCGAAGTTCGTTTTAACTACAACTGTACTGTCTTGAATATACTTTTTCGAGTGTGGTCTATGTTCATCCAGAACCTTCTTCATAGATAGCACCTTACGAAGTGATACATGACGACATTGGGTTGCATCAATTTCGAGTGTAACCTTTTGGTTAAGAGACCAGGTGCGCACAAAAAAGGTATCCAACTGATCGGGGGTTGTACTATCCGTTATCGAGATTGAACACACTCGCCCCATTAGTACTCTGAGTGATTAAAATATCTCCAAAAAGTAGAATGCCCCTCACGGATGCAGAAATTACCAAGAAAGTTGGGGAGTTGCGTAAAACACAGGGTAAAATCTATGCACCCCTCAAATATTTCAGGGGGATCACCACTCTCAAGGGGGTTGAGACTCGTTATAAAAAGATGCTCAAGAAAGACTATACCAAGTTCCGAACAGACAAAGGACAAAAGACTAAAACATCCTCCTACACCCAAAAATTTAGGAAGATGTACGGACCAGAGGTTAGGTCCCTCCCTGAAATTGCTAAGGCTACTAAGATTCCTCTGAGGACTGTGAAGACCATCTACAATAGGGGACTCGCTGCGTGGAGAACCGGGCATCGTCCGGGTGCTTCTCCACAAGCGTGGGGGTATGCTAGGGTGCACAGCTTCGCCACTAAGGGGAAGACGTACTACACGGCGGATAAGGATTTGAGGTGAAATTATACCTTTTAATATCCATATACAGCATATAAGATGACGTGCTTTTACCGCAAGTCGCGTGAACCAATAGATCCGGTATTACATGAGTTTTTAAAACAATATCACAAAAAAAGTACAAAAGTAACAAGAAGAAAATATACAAATTTATTTCCATGTATATACGATATACCATATATTACAGAATTAGGTACATGTACACTTTTGAAACGTACCAGAATATCAAAAATGAAATATTCTACTCCAACAACGGTGATATTTATGAATTTTTCAAAATATGAATTAGATATAACAGTAGCAAGCATTGCTACTACAGTTCAGGGATGTGGGGTAGGAATAATGGGAAATAATATAACAATGGATATAAGTAAAACAGAACCTAGGGATCAAATGTTTAAATTAGAACCAGTTTTGCACAATAAGAAGTTAGTTGATAAAGTCAAAGATCCCTACGCAGAGTACACCGTCCACGCGGATGGGTTTTGGGACGAAGAGGGTGCGAACCTACCAAGATGTATTGCAGCTTCAGCAGCTTTAGTAGATCCGTATTCACATGCATATTATTTAACAGTGAAAGTAAATGCTGGGGATAAAAGGGGTGAAAAACTCTTAATGAAGAATTTTATACATAGTTCAAGCTGTGATGTAATATTCAACGATGATAACATTGATCGTATTTTTAATTAAGTTCTTTACCCCGGAATGAGAGTACATTTCCTTGTATCAACGTCATCACGTGCGTTCGCACATACGCAAACCCAATAAATAGAGGTGAACGTGAAAAACGCAATCGGAATAATGGCTATACTTAGCATTAATAGTAATTTATAATTTTAATCCTAATGTACAGTCTGAGATTTTACGCAATAAATAAAAACCTAAAAGTAAGTAGGATGATACTCATAGACCAGATAGTTCGTTACCTCTCCAAAGATATTATGTTACCGACACGATGTTACGCGACTAAAAAGCAACTCGTGTCTGTAAGGGATTGCTGTGATTGTAAGATTTTCTGTAAGAAACCACCAAAGGGTTCTGTTCCGGCTGTGGTAGTGGTGAAAAAAGATTTAAGATATTTTTGACATGCGCAACTTTTTGATTCCTTTATGTTTCAATTGCCATAGGTGTTCAATGACAACAGTCGAACCTAAACCTGTCAGTATAGGATTATCATATATATACACACCGTACCACATGACAATAAAACCCCATATAAATGCGAGAACATCTGTCACTGGTGACGCGAGATAACTACAGTTTGCTTCCCTTGGAATGGATTTCTCCATCAACACATAGAATGCTGAACCTAAAATTACAGAAAGGGCGACCGCAGATGAGTGATTCATATATTAACAGTTGACATTTTTTATTTTCAACTAAAAATAATTCTAAGCCCTAACTCTCTTCATCCCCTCGCCACGGACGATTGTATCGACACATTTAACTTCCTCTTTCGTCCATTCAGGTGCATCCTGTAAAGTTTTGAATCTGGTATACATTTTCCCCTTACCAGTAAAGTCATATGCAATTAACTTTGTATCGA